CTAATATTTCACGTAAAGTCATATCATGCCTAACATAAGTTAAATCACTTATCGGAAATATCTTCTTCCTCTTGTGTGATAGTTTTGCTCTTAGTATCTTCATTTTTTAACATCTTTTGTAATTCAGCAGTAGAGCCTATAAATAAGGCATTTTTAATATTAGCAGATGTCTTATTAGGAACATCTTTTAAATCTTTAAGTTTCTTTTGTAAGTCTTGTAGTTTATCTACAGTCCCAGCAACCTGACCAATTAATTGACCTGCCACTTCGTAAGCACGTGGGTGTTGACCTTCTCTGGCAATATCTAAGATGCCTTCAATGGCTTCTTGTCCACGTTCTATTAAGTTATAATAATTTTCTCTACTATATTTGTAATCGTTGTCAATGTCTGGTGATTCTTTATCTTCTTTTCTAGGAACAGGAGCTTTAAACTCTTTTAATTCAGCTGCTGTTTCAGCTGGTTCTTTTTTATCAATGCCTAAAATTTCATTGACTTTATCTTCTAATTTGCTCATTGTTATTCATCACTATCTGTCACAGGATTATAATTTTTACTATCAGTATAATCAGTTATGGTTGTTGTAAATCCAAAATCATCATCAAAATCAGCTGATGTAGGATTAGGTTCGACTGTAATACGAACTTCTCTATTTTCTGTCTGTGTCGTATCTGTATATAAATCGGTTTGTGTTTGTTTAATAACTTTTTGGGTGGATGTTGGACCAAACAAATATGTTTTAGCAGTAAAATTTAATGTATAGATAACAGCTCTCCTTTCAGTAAACGAACCATTATATGTATCTTCATAATTAACACTATTTAAAACAATAGGCACATCTCTTTTAATATTCATTTCAGGTATTACATTAACTGATATTGTATAATCAGGTTGAAAATATGGTAATATCTGTTCGACTATTTGTAATCCACTTTCAGCAGTCGCTGTAAACACATACAAAGTATATGATATATTGTAAGGAACAGGTGTGTAGTTATAGTTTAATATTTTACCTTCAGCGTCTGTTTTTACTGTTCTAAATTTTTGTATTCTTGTTAATTTTCTTGTACCATCATAAGCAATACCTGTAATTTCAAAACCCATACGAGGTAATGTTATAGCAAATTGTCTATCTCCTAAATCAGGTTGTTGGTCTAAACGAACTAAAAACTTTTCTTTCGGAGCATAGGCTAAAGGTACTTTAATAGATTGAACAACATTATCGGAAGAATCTTTTCTTTTAATTTGTATGTTGTTAAAGATTTGACCAAAAGCAATAGTCATTCTTCTCATACCTTCGTTGTAAAAATAAGTTCCAAACATTTTATAAATCTAAATCCCCAAATGGGTTCCTTTCTGAGAAATCGATAATATCATCAGCAGTGGATGCTGTTGTAAATCCTGCCTCTGTATCAAAGTCATCATTATCTCCATATGTATTTGCCTGTGTTTGTATATCATAAGTTTCAAGTAAGAAATAGTTAACTTCACCAGTAACAGAATCATTTTCTAAGACTAAAGAACCAGTAGCATCTGTATTTTCTGATATTGTTACAGTTGGTGATAATCCTAAATAACTTGAACCATCAACAGTTATACTTATAGAAGTAACTACACCGTCTGTTAAATTTGCTGTTGCTGTAGCTGTAACAGCATCACCTGGACCACTTACAGTTACACTTGTAATAGAAAGAATATCTGTTATCGATGCTGGTGTAATAGATGTTAATTGACCAGTTGTTAAACCGGGTGATGAATCTGTGTTTGTTTTTGTTGTAGAATCAGTAGCAGTATATACGACTGTGACTATTGGTGCTGAACCATAACCACGACCAGCGTTAGTAATTGTAAAGGAATCTAATGTATTACCAACAACACTTGCTGTCGCTGTTGCTTGAATACTAGCTGAAGGATCGGATATTGTAATCGTAGGTGCTGTTACATATCCTTCACCACCAGATACAATAGGAATAGATGATATGATATCACCACTAACAACAGGACTTCCTAAGACAGCACCAAATGTACCACTTTCAAGTGATTGTTGATGTGCTAATTGGTCAAGTGAATAGTTATCTTCAGCTTCATCTATTTCTGTAATGCCTGTATCTAATCGTTCTGAACTATATTCCCAACGTGTAACTTGTAGTTTATAAACAGGTAGATTTCCTAATTGAAAGAATGGTTGTTGATCCTCTACAAACTGAACTTCGAAAAAACTTTTCATCAAAGGCATATAAATGATATCGCCTTCGTTAGGTCTACCCTCAACAATTAGTGTAGCAGGATTATCAACAGCATCTTGCCATCTTCGTTTAGCAACAGTAAATGTTGTATCTTCTCTAATTTCTAAACCAAACTTATTAATGAGTTCTTGCTGACCAGCAAATCCTTCCGTGGTCTCCATGTACATTTCAATCAGATGTGAATCATCAAATTTACTTAGTGTATCTTCACCAAGTATTAAATCTCTATTAACTAATGTTCGTGGTAAATAGTAGCAATCAAATCCGTAGATTTTTAAGCCTTCGATAATTAAATCTTCGTGTAATCTTTGTTCATTGACGTTGCCAATGCCGTTGCCACTTTGAAAATAATGATTAACAGCCATGACATTATCCTATCATCATAGCTGGATTTAACTCAAATGTTGACCTTATTTCACCCTCTAATTTTTCAATATCTGATAATGCTTCTGAATAGATTTGTTGTCCGTTAAGTGTAACTCCACCCAACATAGCGACACCATTGAATTTTGACAGATTAGCACCCCATTGTTTCTTAAATAGAGCAGTCGTGTATCTTTTTAAGTAAATATCGTTCCATACGTCTGTATAGGTGGCAGGATCTAATTTTCGATAACATTCTATGACTAGATACTCATCTACAGCTAAATCATTTGTCCAGTCCATATCAATATATAAACGATTATCATGTTGATTAAATCGTAAAGGTTTTTCACCGACTAAAATGTGGTCTAAGAAATCTAAATGTCTTAATACTATATCATAATTGATAACACTTGTAGATGAAAAATCATAAAGGTCATTTAATCTTAACTGATATCGAACATCAAATAAATTTAAATTACCTTTATCAGAAAAAGGAAATATATTGATAACTGAAATGACAGATTCGGGAACTACAAGATAATTATTATCTTCATACCATGTTGTAGATACAGAGTTTTTTGTAGCAGTTTCTGTTTCAGGATTGATAGCAGATAATCGAGTTTTATCTGCTTCTGTAAGTTTATATTTTAAGTAAGTTCTTTTAATGCCATCATAATGATATTGTTGAAAATATTGAACTGCTTCATCAATTCTATCTTCAAGTTGGTCATCATCAACATTAATTTCAATAACAGGCTTACCTAAATTTCGTAAACAATACTGTTTTAATGTTTCTCTTGTACTTGGATTTGCCATCCTCTAATTCCTTTGTTTTCAACAATATTTATAATATTACCCAAGAGCGACTGCCTGAGCAATAGCAAAAGCATTAGTAGCCTTGGCATCTAACTGTGTCTGTATATTTGAAGAAACTCCATTTAAAAACTGAAACTCTGTGTTAGATATTGAACCATCAGCAATACTTGTAGCATCTAACGCTGTTATTGTATTACTAGAACCACTAATAGTTTTATTAGTTAAAGTATCTGTACTAGAAGCAGTTATATAAGATTGTAAATCAGAAATATCTGCCTCAACAATCGTAATTGTATTAGAAGCAGTATTGATAGTTTTATTTGTTAATGTATCTGTTGTATCTTGTAATACAATTGTACCAGAAGCATTTGGTAGATTAATTGTTCTATCTGCTGTTGGATCAATAACACCTAAAACAGTTTCATTAGCGTCTGCTGTTGAACCTTCAAATGTAAATGAGTTAGTAATTTCAATTGTTGTTGAATTTACAGTTGTTGTTGTTCCATTAACAGTTAAATCGCCAGTAACTGTTAAATCATTTCCTATCGTTACATCATTGGGTAAACCGACTGTGATTGTACCTGAACTTTCAGATACTTCTATTTCGTTAGATGTTCCTGAAAAAGTAATAGTACCACCTAAAGATGTAGCAGTTGATGTTGTACCGTCTGTTACAGTAATAGATGAATTTGTTAAACTTGAATTACCAATATTTGATAATGTGTTTGATGAAGCATCGATAGTTTTATTTGTTAATGTATCAGTAGATGATGCTGTAATGTATGACTGTAAATCTGAAATATCGGCTTCAACAATAGTGATTGTATTATTAGCAGTATCAATTGTTTTATTAGTAAGAGTATCTGTAGATGATTCAGTTACAATAGAGCCGTCAACAGAAATTGTTAATGTGTCACCTGAAACAGTTGAAGTAACACCACCACTACCTGTTATTTTTAAAGTTTCACCTAAACTAATAGATGTTGATGAAGAAGAATCATCAACAAGAGTAAATGAAGAATTGGTTAAAGATGAAACACCAATGTTTGAAATGGTGTTATTTGAAGCATCAATAGTTTTATTGGTAAGTGTTTGTGTATCACTTGTGCCAACAATTGAACCTGTTGGTGCTGAAACAGTTGAAAAAGCATTTGTTCCGTCTGCTATTAATATACCAGCAGTAAAAGAAACAGCACCTGTACCGCCGTCAGCAACACCGATAAAATCAGCGGCTTGATATTCAGCTAAGCCGGTAACATCACTGCCTGTAAATGTTGCTTTAACTGGAGTTTTAACTGCCATCTTATGCTACCACCAATGTTGTTACACCTGTACCATTTGCCAAAGTAAATGGTATGTGTAGATTACTTATAACATCACCTATTGTGCCTGATGTTTGTAAATCTATATTTGAACTAGAACCATCTGCTTT